CAGCGCGTCGGCGTCGAGCGGCGGCCAGCGCCCGGACCAGCCCTCCGGCACGTTCCGGTTCGGCAGCACGATCGGAAAGGCGGTCCACTCCGTCGTCAGCAGCGTCGCGATGGCGGCCTTGGCTCCGACGATGTCCGGCATCGTCAGCGCTCCGAGATTTCCAGCACCGGGAAGCGCAAATTCGCCTGATTGTGCGCCTGCACGCCGCCCGATGCGGCGAAGCGGCCTTTCGCGCCGCGCCGCTTCAGATTCGCCGGAAACTGCGCGGCGTTGACCTGCGCGCCGGCGATGATGGCGCGGAAGGTGAAGCGAATGTTCGCCACATTGCCCCAGCGCGCCATCACCTTGCGGCGCGCCTGCTGGTAGACGCGGTCGGTGCCGGCCACCCGCATGGTCATCGCGCCGACCTCGATCTTGCGCGCATAGGGCACGTAATTGGTAATCGTCACGTCGTCGCCGGCCGCATAGTCGGCGAGGTCGGCGACCTCGCGCCCGTTGAGAAACAGCGTGTGCGAGCGGCGGTAGAGGTCGTCGTCGACCGGCGACAGGTCGAACAGCGTCTCCAGCGCGAACGCCGCCACCTGGTCGAGCCGCGGATAACGGAAGATGGCGATGGCCTTCACCGCCTCGAGCGGCGCGTCCCGCACCCCGTCGACGATCTGGTAGTAGGACCCCGGCCGCGGATCGGTCGACATCACCCGCTCATGCTCGGCACGCGCCGTCCGCACGATCGCCGCCCGCACCTGCGCCTCGGTCGCCTGCATGGCGACCCGGAACTGCTGCGAGGTCGACTGCAGCCGCGCCATCAGCCGACGAGCCTCCGCTCCATGCGCGCACGATGGACGCCCGAGACCGACCGGAGGCAGTCTATCGATGGAAAGCCGGTGCGATACTCATACCGCGTCCTGGCGCATCCACAGGGGATGTCGAACGATCCGATCCTACCTGCCCCGCCTATCAGCTCGCAGGCCTCGCCAAGTATGTCCCGGAAGGGCTCAGCATTCACTCCAATGGTGAGCATCTGCGACGGTGGTGGCAGGTTAGCCGCCACCGGCCCAACAGCAGCGGCGCCGGCCGCAAATCTAAAAAATGAGCGGCGGTCCATCAGCCCTTGACCTTCATGTTGATCCGCACGAGCACCCCGGCGAGACGGATGAACTCGGGATCGCCCTGCAGCGCGTGCGGCCGGCCGTCGAAGACGACGACATGGCCGTCGGCAGGCTCGCCGAAACTCCCAAGGCCGGTCGGCGAGATGGTCACCATCGCCTCGCCCTGCTCCAGCAACCCGACCAGTTCCTTGCTGGCGCCGGCGCCCCGCACGAAACCGCGTACCGTCACCTGGCCGGTCGCCGTATGGCCCTTGCGCAGGATCACGTCCCGGCCGTGCTCGGCCAGCTGCGCGTCGAGCGACGCTATGGCCTCGGCCGGCGTCATAGCCGATAGATCCGCAGGCCGGCGAGCAGCCGATCGCAGCTCTGCTGGACGACGCGGCTGGCGACGTCCGACAGCGTGTATTCCTTGCGGCCGATTCCCTCGACCTCGTCGGCGCGCAGATAGAGGCTCGGCACCGAAAGCGACTTGAGATGCTGCACCGACAGGATGATCGCCTGCCGCGCCCGCTCCGGCACCGCTCCTGTCTGGACCTCGCCTTCGCCGGCGCCCGTCGTGCCATTGTAACCGGCCTTGTAACGAACGCGATGCCGGTAGCGCGAAACCCAGTTCGCTCCCTGAGCCACCACGATCTCGTCGCCATCCTGCCGCCAGGTCGAGGCGTCAACTTCCTCCTCGACCCCATCCTCGTCGACGGTCTTCACGCTGACGATCGCGATCACCGGCCCGCACGGCAGCCACATACGCCTGCTTCCGAGCCAGCCCGACCATTCCAGCGTCTGCGGCCCGAGCGAGCGCCCGACCCATCCGGTCGGCCCGTCGATTTCTTCGGTGACAGCCGCGATCATCGACGCCACCGCAGCGTCGTCTGACGCATGTGAGCCGGCGATTTCGGCCGGCGTCACGATCGGATGCGGCGGCATGATGACGCGAGCGGACATGGCCGGCTACTTCTCGCTTTCGGCCGTGCCGTATACGCTGAGGTCGAGGCCCTGCCCGACGAAGTCGGGATCAGACGGATGACGGCGGGCCGGATCGTTGAAGTCGCCCCCGTTCTGCACCGCAGAGGTGCCCGCGCGCGGGTTGTTCTCGATCGCCGGGTGATCCACCGGAATCGCTGCCTTGATCTCGGGCTCGACGAAAGCGCCACTGCCAGCGTCCATTTCGGTGGCGGGCGCCGGGTTGGTCACCGCCATCGTCTCTGGCAGACGCCCTTCCTCTGCGGCCTTCTCGGTCGCGCGTTCCGCCGCCTGGACCTGCTTTTCGCGCTGCTGCCGGGCGACCTCCTCGCTTCGGCTTTCAGCCGAAAGGTCTTCGCTTTTGCTCTTGGGCATGATCGGCCCTCCTTCGCTGTTGAGAGAATGGAAAGGAGGGCGATCAAACGCCCTCCAGAAGCCGGTCCGTCAGGACGCAGCCATCTTGATTGCTTTGATCGACTGCGGGTCCTGCACCCCGCCGCCGACGCGTTTCGTGGTGTAGAACATCACGTAGGGCTTGTTGGTGAAGGGGTCGCGCAGGAGCCGGACCCCGGTGCGATCGACGATCAGATAACCCCGGCGGAAATCGCCGAAAGCGATCGGCACGGCGTTCGCTGCCATGTTCGGCATCGCGGCCATCTCCGTCACCGGATAGCCCGCGAGAGACGAAGGCTGGCCCGCCTGGAATGAGGGCTGCCATAGGTAGTTTCCGTCGCCGTCCTTCAGCTTCCGGATTCTGCCGAGCACGCTGCGATTCATCACGAACCGGGCATTCTGGGAGAGCTCGCCGGGGAGGCTGTAGATGAGGTCGACGATCTCATCCGAGGTGACTGCCGCGACCGCCGCGGCAGTGATCAGAGCGATCGCGCCGAACGGATGCGCGGCGGCGTTTGCCGCCCCTGTCACATAGGTCAGGAAGCCGTTGGGCTTGTTCGTGCCGTTCCCCGACACGAAGGCGACGCCTTCCTGGTATGCGAACTCGGTCTCGACCTCGGAAGCCAGCCAGCTCTCCAGGTCCACTTCCGCATCGTCCAGCAACTGCTGGGTCGCGGCAGGATTGGCATAGAGTTCGCCGGTCGTGAAGGTCAGCGGACCGAATTCCGGCGTCGCAGTCTCGGGACGGGCCGCGGTTTCACCGACCCAGCCCGAACCGGTGCCGCGCAGGTTGAACAGCTTCTTGAAGCCGGCGCCCGAGATGGTCTGAACCTGGGCGATCTGGCGCATTGGCGAGACCTGAACAAGCTTGTCGACGATGGTGCGATCCCATTCGATCGGCGCCAGATAGCCGCCTTCGTCATCCGCGCCCTTGTTCAGCGCGGCGTTCACCTCACCCTTGCGGAAGTGAGAGCGAAACGCCGCGGTGTACTCGGGATCACGGATTTCGACACCACCACCGAGGGTCGCTGCAGCGATCTTGGCGTTGAGGTCGTCGATCGCAGCCTGAAAATTGCCAACGGCGCTGTTGATGCGCTCGACCTTCTCGTCGAGCACGGCATCAGCCTTGCCCTTCAGCTTCTCGTCGTTCGTTTTCTTGAAGTCCTCGAAGGCAGCATGCAGCTCGGCAAGCATCTTCTTCGGATCGGCGGCATCCGCACGAGGCGCGGCGAAGACGGCGCGCGGGCGTGCGGCAAGCGGGTTCGCGAGGGCGAAGGCCCCCTGTGCAATGTGCTTCATCGTGATCTCCTAGGATCGAAGCGTGGAAAGGAGCCCGGCAATGCCGGACCATTCGTCGCCAGCGCCCGGCGTGGCTTCAAGGGCAGCGCCAGGCGTACCCTTGATCTTGCTGATGCGGGCGCGCGCATCGGTGCGCGTCATGCCCGCAGAGACGAGCGACAATTCCATCGCCCGCAATTCGTTGATGTCGCGATCCTGAGCCCGCGCGTTTTCGTCGACGGTCAGAACGTCAGCCGGCAGCAGCTCGTCGGCGAAACCCCGATCGATTGCCTGCGAGCCGGACATGAAGGTCTCCGCGTCCATCCACTTGCTGATCGCCTTTGCGTCCTGTCCGGTGCGCGCCGCGTAAACCGCAACCATCGCCTCGTCGAAGGGCTCCAGCCATTCGGCCGTTTCCCGCATGTCGTGACGGTTGCCGATCGCCAGAACCCAGCAGTTATGGATCATCAGGAACGATGCGGTTCCGATCTGGATCGAGTCGCCCGCCATGGCGATGACCGATGCTGCCGACGCCGCCATGCCCATGACTTTGACCGTGATGGGCTGAGGATGTTCGCGAAGCACGTTGTAGATCGCGATGCCCTCGAACATGTCTCCGCCCGGAGAGTTCAGATGCACCTCGACAGGTCGGTTGCCTATCGCGCGGAGCTGCGATGCGACCTTCTTTGCAGTGACGCCGCCGCCCGACCAGAAGTCCTCACCGATCACATCGAACATGGTGATGACGTTGTCGTCGATGGCGAGACTGCGCACCCCGGCCGCATCTGCAGCCCATTTATCGAACACGGCCGGCTTAGTCAGCGCGGACACGTCCCGATTGGCCGGCATCGGCAGCGCGCCGGGCCGTGCCTTTGCGAACACACGGCTATTTTGCAGGTTTTTCATCTTCGTCCTCGTCCTGG